CTATGCCGTACTTGTAAAGTACTTCCATTAGTCTGATCCGCATTAAATCTCATCATAGATAAAGTTTTCTTTCTATCTACTCCACCATCATAGTTAGGTGTATAGATATCTACATTAATAAGTGAACCTATATCATTATAAATACCTTGATCTATACCGTATACAACTCCTGTAAGTGGATTTTGAAATGATACATTCAAAGCATTAAACCCTACCCAAGGTATATATTTACCCGTAGCATCTTGCCAGATATACCAAAGGCCTGTATCTATATCCAATACCAAAGTAAAATTAGGTGCCCCATCTGTTACATCTACAAGGGACACCCCATAAAATCTATGACCACTTTGTTTAAAACAAAATGAATACCAAACAGCTCTTCCAGCAGCCACACTATTAACTGTACTTAATAGTTTATCAATCTCAGGTGTAGATACAATCTTAGGCTGAAGGTTTTGTAATAATACTACTTGTGGGGAAGGACTTCTATTATAGGTAACCCATAATAATATATCATCAATACCCTGTACAGTTTCTGCTGATATACAGCCAAAGGACAAAGTAGATCCTGGTACCTTTGCTAAGGGCGATCCTACTGCATTTCCCGCATCATAGAAAAACTGAGTAGTCCATTGTTTAACAGCAACTACATAAGTTAATTGTTTAGTTAAATAAACCCCATCATCCGAATCATCTTGAGCTTGTATAACGTTAGCCGGGTCCCAGGCAGTAGGGTCATTAAGATTCTTACTTCCAAATATAGAAGCAGCTGCGGTCATAACATAAGTTGTTCCATCTAATACTGCCCAACCTTTAACAAGGTTAGTGGGAAAATTAATATCTGTAATAGCTGTAGGTAAACTAACACTGCTAGTACCATAATAAGATTTATCTCCATTACCTACCACCCAATATTTAGTAGCTGACGCCGCCGGGGTAATATTTAAAAATCTATAGGTACCACCTGAAGTAGCTGCTAAAGCTGAAGATGTATGTAACCCTAATCCTGGGTTATCTAAATAAAAAGTATTACCTATAATAGTAAAGTTAGAGGTTCCATTATCATCACTGTAAGACCATAGACCATACCCACCGCCAGGCGTTTTAGAATAAGTAGTTAAATACCCAGGCCTTTTAGTAATCCAATACTCTCCCTTTGTTCTATCCTGTTCTATATAGCAATTAATAAGTTTAGCGTCTTTACTAAAAGTAGTATCACGATTAGACAGCGCAGTTACTAACGGTAACCGTTGAGGTATAGCAAAAGGTTTAGCTACTGCTTGTTGAGCCATTATCTAAACCGTCCATGATAGAGTTGCTGAGAGTCCGGGGCGAAGATAGTAGAAGCATCTTCAACATCCCATCCATCTAGCATGTCCTTATACAGGTCAGCCTTTTGTTTACAGCGCTGAACAATATCCGGCGGCTGTCCTGTGCAAATCTCATCCGCCAAAGCCCAATGTAAATAAATATACCACTCTTGCGGAAAGTTCATTGAGTCAGTTAATTGAATCAAATTCGTTACTTGATTCTGAATTAATAAATGAGCAACGCCGGTAGCTGCTTGAGCATCGGGGGTTAGCCAAAATGTTACAGCCAATTGTGATTGCTGCTTATCTACAAAGTAATCATTAATAGGACCTTGCTGCGATACATTAGATAATCGCAAATACTCATCTCTAGATATAGGAAACAATGGCCTTCTATTAGAAGACGAATCAATATAATATCCTTGCAACGCTCTTAAAGGTTTATTGATATTAACATCACCGCCGAGTTTAAAATTATAAGTAGCTTGGCCTGCAATTAAAGTAACTGCTTGGTCAAACTGTAACCACAATTTTAATCCTTGTGTCTGTGCTGTGTTAATAATATCATTAAGCCTTCTCATGTATTTAACAAGCTGTTCTGGGTTAGGCTCTGTACCTTCCTCCAACATCCCCGCATCATCCATAGCATCACAGATGATTCTATAAGCGCCATTGAATGTAGCTGGTGTAGTCATTATTGCTTAGTCAAGTCCAAAGTTAATAACATATATTTTAACTTATCTACTCCGAAGGTAGTAATATAAATCCCTTCTAAAGTCTTAGGTCCATGGATTCCTTGCATAACACTAAAATCTAAACCACCCTTACCTTCCACAGGTAGTATAGGAGTCATCCCTTCTTCATCCTTCCACCACAATATAATACCCATCTTCTCTTGCAAGGCAAACACCAAAGACTCTATCCTTAAAGTCTTTGGTGAGCCGCTTAATTCATTCAACTTCAAGATTGGTCTAGCTTCAGTAATATCTTTATCAATACTACCTGATACTTGCAGCACAGCATTCTTCATACCATCGTGCTGAATCTTGACATTGAACATATGCATATTATACTGCTACTGGGTTAATCAAAGCTGATTTATCCACCGCGCCGGTGATAGGACTAAAGTTATTAGTATAACCAAAAGCACTACCATGGCCGGTTGAAATCCAAATACCAGCTGTGTTATCTACTTGATAGAAGTAATTATCCGACGCCATACCAGTCCAAGCATTACCGGAACCACTGATGAATGATCCACCAGTAGAAGAAGTATTAGGACGTTGACAGTTATTACGCAACAAGTAAAAGTTAGTTAACTGGAAAGTACTACCATCTAACAAGGCGGCGGTATCATTTAGTACAGCCCAACAACCTTTGTTATCCGAGACTTCGATACGATCCGTAGCGGCGGCTAGTTTAATAGCAGTAGTTGCGGCGGTTGTACCAAGACTTGAGATCTTATTATTAACAAATCTAAATCCATCTGATCCATTACTAGTTGCGCTACTGGTATAAACAGTTAAGGCATTCAGCACTGAGGATGTATCTTTAATCTCACAACTCTCCATAGAGAAATCAGAGGTCAAAGTAGTGATAGTAGTAGAAGCTACTGTCTGGCTTAGACTTACCAAATAAGTACCTACACCACCGGTAGTGCCACTAACCTGCGCCAATACTACTGTACCTGTGGTAACACCAGTACCCGCTAAAGCTTGGCCAGGGTATATAGTACCACTACCAACGGCACTAACAGTCATCAAGGTACCTGCGATAGCGGCGGTAACACTTGCACTAACAGCTGTAATCATCGAAGCTACATTGGCAAAGTTGGCTTTAAGCACCAAATTCATCAACGACATATTCGCTGCTTGCAGCGGAATGTTAGCAGTAGTTGCTGTATTAAATTCAATTACTGGTCGCATGGAACCTTGTCCTAATCCAATAATAGCTACACCAGCACAGTTCAGTGCAATACTGGTACCATTAGCTATTGGGCTATTAGCTACCGTAGTACCTGCGCCATTAACCTGTTCGTAATGACCTGGGCGTACAAAAATAATATCACCAGCATTCTGTTGACATTGACTTAGAGCATAAGCAATAGAGCCAAAGGGCTTAGCGAATGTTCCGTGATTACCATCGGCTCCGGCGGAACCACGTTGTGCGGTAGATGAAGGACCTCCCATTGTAGGTCCGTTACCAACCCAGAATACATTACCAGGTTGAGTTTGAAGTAGCGGCATTCCTCGAAGGGTTAAACCCCCGGCGAAGCCACTAGGAAAATTTGTCATCGGCATTTTATAAACTCCTAAAATGGTCTGGAGGTACTCATCCAGACAGTGTGTATAAACAAACTAATAATATACGTATAATATATTTTGATACTACACGTATATTACTCATTAACTTAATTAAGGACCATTCGAACCAAAGATTGAACGAGGATCGGTACTACCAAAGCTTACTCGCATATAGCTAGCGGCCTTAGCATTCTTTGTATCGAAGTCGTTGTCTTGATCAAACATAGGACAATCACGCCAGAATGCTTGCATGCCATTAGGGCAATTGGTTCGGACAAACCAAGCATGCGCGGCGGTCAGATAATGATTCAACTTAATTCCATCTGGAAAAGCATTAGTTGCTTTCAGTACATTCAGGTCGTTATTACCTGTGCCCGATTGCAACACACTCTTCAAGATTCGATTAGCATTAAACCATTCTTGACGTGGGATAATCAAAGATCTCGGCATGATATTAATCAACAAGCCACGATCGGTTTGAACTCCCATAATCTGAATACAAACGTCTTCCAGCGAAGCCTCACTCAAGTCCGCGTCTGGTGACAGACGATTTGAATAAGTACCGCCGGTTGTATTCACATGAGCAGTAGACAGCAATGCCTGCCCATCTGCATACGTAAACACATTACCTGTAAACGCATCGTTATAAACTGCTGCACCAATATTCTCTAAGGTCTGTGCCATAGAGAACGCATTAGCTTTTGCACGACGCATTGAAACAACTTCGTAAAGATTATCACGAAGCTCTTCATAAGTCACCTTATACCCCAATGCATAAGCAATGTGAGTATAACGTTGTACAGGTCCCTGGATTTCCGAATCATAACTAAGGCTTGCACCTTCAGCTTTAACCGGAGCTAGTCCAAAACCTGTAATCTGAACATCTTCTTCATAAGCCTGTCCAGAATCTAACACTTCATAAAGGTCAGAATATTCGACAATATGCTCAGCATATGTCTGACCCCAAAAGGCATGTACACCGGGCCAAAGGGCCTTAGGATGACTGCCTGTAGTAATTACACCGCCTGCCATAATAGTTCTCCTTTAGATACCGGCTACGCCAGTACGGTATGAGTGGTTATTAATTAAGCATAGCCATTTTGCGTAGGTGCCATAGGTGTTATAAACACCACCGTCCAGACGCTGGGCTAAGCCTAACAGCTTAAGATTGAATGTAGAGGTAGTAGCGGGGGCTGTACCATTATCCAAGAATGCACCAGAAACTGATACACCGGTTGCAGGGGCTGCTGTAGCAAAGTTTGCATTCTTGCTAGTAGCAGTCTTAGTTAACAGTGTACCAGTACCACCTTCCTGAATCTCAAACACTGTATTCGGATCGTCGGCAACTAGGACAAAGTAGTTCTTCAGTTTAGTTGCAGGGATATTCGTCAGGGTAAGATTAGCAGGATCGATGTAAGGTCCACCACGTAGACTGGTAGTTAGACTTGGACTTGCACCGCAAGCAATAATTGCACCTACTGCAGTCGCGCCGGCGGTAGCTAGGGTAACAGTTTGAAGTCCTGATACACCATCCAGCCCTGCTGCTAACTTAACCGGATCACCGGGATAGTAAGCGTTGCCATCTGTATTATCAATATAATACATAGTTCCGCGCCCATCCCAGTTAGCACCATTTAGATACTTGACAGGGGTTAGGCCGGAAACCTTATTTGTATTAGCCATATAAGTTCTCCGATAAAATTAGAATTAACCCTTTCGAGAAGGGCGTTGATATAATGCTGTCTTAACGTATCGAGTGCCTTTATCATCACGATGATCTTTATCAGATCCTTGAATCTTCTCATCACGGAAAATACCTGACATGATTGCTGCGTCTCTAGCATCGTCGGCTAGTTGGTCTTCCCTATAATACTCTTCTTTAATCTTCATTAAATAAAGCATTTCGGGTTTACCGCTTTCGCTAGTTTTATTACCTAGTATTGATATGATACTTCCCAAATCAGTACTGCCGGAAATAGAACTATCTGTAGCTACGTTTTGCTGATTCAAAGATACTTCGTCTATTTGGACATGTTCATAGTAACCTTGTAACGCAGACATCACATTTGATTCGAGAAACCAATGACAATGATACCCAGGAATTTCGGGAACCTCTAGCTTACGTCTAGGGGTTGACATAGGAACACGCTTGGCTCGGCGGACCTGTTCAGTAGGTTTAACCGCCGCAGCATTGGCTAATTCCGTCAGGGCTTTTACTTCAAGTTCAGATTGCATTGTCATTAGTTACTCCGATAAAACTTCTTTTGCATAGTGTGTCCGCCAGGCTTCAATAGTAGCAAAGGCTCTGCCCTTACCCACTAATTTAGTTGCTTGTCGTTCACAAATTGCTTTTTGCTCGGCGGTAAGATCTGAATAACTAGTACCAGAATTACTCCCACCACTTCCACTATTACCATTTCTAGAGCCTTCTACTTTGGAAACCTTAGTAGTAGATTTACCTGTACCAAATTGCTTTTCCAGTTCTGCATCAAGCAAAGTATAAAATGCCTGGGGTAGTTCTAATGTCTTGCGCGATAGCCAAAGCAATAGCACTCTTACGTTTACTTGCCGGGTCAGTCGTAACTCCAAACCAAGGATTCTCTACCATCCATTCCTTCAAAGCAGGATCAATTGGATTGGCTGTTCCATTACCATTAGGCTTTGTATCAGGTTTCTTTTCAGCTTCCTTCAACGCAGCATTAGTCTCTGTCAATTGTTCAGTCAATTCAATCTCAGTCTCTACATCACCTTCCCGCCGAGCTTCTGCTATAGCGGTAATGATCTCACCTTTCTTTTCCTTCGCCGCCGCCCGTGTTTGAGTACTATTGAATTCCTTCAAAGCTTCAATAGATTCAGTAGCTGCCCGAAGTAAAGCTTTAGCTTCAGTAAGTTCACTGGTCAGACCTTCTACCTTAGTCATCAGTTTACGATTGTTGGCTTGGACAATTGGCAGAACCTCTTCACCTCGACGGACATAAGATTCTGCATCAATCCACTTATCAGGATCACCGCGGAACTCTTCCTTCGGCGCCCAGCCCATCTCAACAGCTCGTTGCTCTACAGTTACATTCTCATCGCTCATATTTACTCCTTAGCAATACCTGCAAAAATATCTCTATCATTAACAAATCGATATTGCTTGCCGTCTAAAGTACCTTGGGCCATAACACCAGCAAATTTAGTAATCAATACCTTATCGCCTGGTTTAGCTCTGGGAACCTTTTCATCGTCCCAACAAGCAGGGCCGACTTCAATAACAACACATCTTGTCTCTACCATTATAGTTCTTTCTCTTACCGTATCAGGTATAACAATTAAACCTTTTTTAATTTCAGGTTCATAGGGTTCTACCAATACTGCTTTACCTAATGGTTTAAGTCCAGAATTATTTACCATCGTCATCTTCTAATCCTTCCTCTAACTGTTCAAAATTAAGTTCAATTAACTTTCTCAACATATCTAAACTACCCAAAGCACCGGCATTAGCTAGTGCACATTCTTCAATAGAAGAAGAACTAAACGCTCCCGTCTCCCATTGAAGTCGAATCGACTCTCTCCAGTTGCGAAGAAGTTGTTGATGCGCCTGGGTTACTGGATGAGTCTTCCAGCTTTGGAATTCCTCCTCCGTTAGATTTATTGCCATTACCTTCTCCCATCATTGCTGCGATTCTGTCTGTCAACATATCATTGTGAGCTTTCCAAGCTCCAATAGCTGCATCGAAAGCAGCGATACGCACAGCGGCTTTATCAGTATCAATACCCGACATAGTCGCCATTGCTTCGGCTTCTAACTTAGCTATCTCCGCCATTGTCTTTCTTTGTTGTGCTCGTAGGTCCATAACGAATAATTGTTTTTCGTGCTCGAATTGAAGCTTCTTACCTTCAAGCTTCATTTGTTCTACCATACCCTTTGGATTGGGTAATGGGGGAACCTTATCAGCACCTGGATAGAATTTATCTATACCTTCTATCTCTAATGCTTTTAAGAAGTTTCTTTCTACTACAGGTATATCATATCCCGGCACGCTCATGGCGGCAGCACGAATAGCCTGAGCCTTAGCTATTTTAGAAGCTTTAGAAGTTACGTTAGGGTCGGCTACAGGAACTACTAAGTCAGGATTACTTCTATAGTCTTCGCATAATACATAAGAATCACCTTCACCGTAACGTTTACGTAAGGGAAGGAATTGAGCGTTTAGTTTATGTAACTTCTTAAACTCTTCCTTCATTGATCTCCAAACTCGTTTAAAGATCATGGAGAATACTTTCATGCCTTGCTCAGTCATGTTGCGAGATGTTTCCGCCGGGGTATTCTGCCCAGGGTTCTCGCCGACCATTTGATCTACAGTTCCTGCAATGCGGTCTGTGTAGTTAATCAACAAGCCTAGTAACTGAAACATAACCATTGAAGGCTGTCTCTCAGGAAAGGGGACTAAGGACTTTCTAAGATCATCTCCTGTTGAATCAACTCGCTTCCATTCCCATGGCGCCATAGTATAGACTCCACCACGGATCTTTGCGCCTCGGCCAAGGAATCCGCCAGAGCTATTCTGCATTGTTCCAGAGTCAAGCAATTGGTTAATCCCGGAATTAACTGCTTCATTGAGTGGGCTAAGCAAGACGCCAAATCCAATGTCATAAATGCCTCCATCTGGTGATGGTATAAAAGTATACTTGGTAAAATATTCAGTAGCTTTAATACTAATAATATCCCCATTAGATTCCCTTTCAATATCCTCTTCCTTATCCCATCTAGCTACTATACGAAGAACTTCCTTAGAATGTTTTTCGATAGTTACGATATAAGGTTCGGCATAACCATCGCCATCTAAATCTAACAGGCGATGTTGTTCAAGAGTTCTGAAAGGAGTGTCTTCATCGGGGTGGCCGGGAGGAGTTATACCATGGCGGTCATCCTGTCTAGTCTCCGCCTCTTCCACCACAGGAGAAGCATTAAACCAATCTGATTCTCTAATATCCCTGAACACCCCCTTCGCACAGCGTTCGTAAATCTCGTTCCTATACATGGGCACAATGTGAGTCTTGCGGGCTGCTGTTTCGACCGACTTTGCGTAGTAGTCCAAGACTAGGTCTTGAGCCATCACAAGCTCACTCACATTGTGCCCAACGGAAGCGGCGTAATAAGTTTTGATAAAGTTACTACCAACGATAGAAAGGTTCATTAACAATCTATCGTGTTGCTCTTCCCAAGCGGCATCTTCTTCTAACACCTGCCAAGACATGTGTTTAGATATTCTATCCGCGCG